GTTTTGGAGCTGCCGCTCATAATAATTGTCCCAAATATTACCCAAATAACCGACAGCCGTTTGAGCTTGGTCAACTATTTGCTCATGATAATCCTTAACTGCGCCACTTGCTTGTTCTGCATAATCTTTTATTACTTTCCCCAATAATTCATAGGCAGGAACCGTTTGATTGCGGATGATATCGGCCAAATCTTTTAGATCTTCTGTTGTATCTTCGATTATCGATTCTCTTGAATTCAGCTCATCATAGAATCCGCTCATGATATCGGTAAGTCCGAGCGCTTCCCGACTTGCCTCCTGAAATCCGTATACGATTTCCTCGATCGGAGGCTCAATGACAGAATCGAGGCGAACCCAATCATCTTGTATAGCAGCAAGTTCCTCTTTCAGGGTTTTGAGAATCTCGATTATTTTGCCTTTTGTTTTGTCTGCATAGGGTAGCTGATCTTCCCAATAGGCAATAGCCGTTTTAAGAGCATCTATCTGACCTTTTTCTGTTTGTCCATATGCATCATTTAAAGTTTCTAGATATTCTTGTAATCGCTTGGCCCGTGCTTCTGCTTCTCGAGCTTGTTCTTCTTCCTGTTCTGCAATTTTTTGAGCTTCTTCGTCTTGGCGTGATTTTGCCATTTCTCGGGCTGCTTCTGCTTTCTGTAAATTAACTAATGCATCTCGCTGTTCTTTGAGTGCTGTGATTCGCATACCCTCAGCGCCGCCATAATATTTCATTGTCGATGGCTCGGAAAGTTCTTTGATTTCTTTATTTAGAGCTTCGATTTTCTCGGCTGTTGAATAGGCATCGGAACCCAGATCTTTCATGATATTCCGCTGGTGCACGATTTCTTCTAAGGCATTTGCAAATTCAGTTGAAACACTTGCCACGCTCCGGAACGCCGGCAAGAGTCCGCGTCCGATCTCGCCTTTTAGATTTTGCACGGCAGTTTGTAATTGTTGCCATCGTTCTGCATCTGTTACTTGTTGCCCGGCTTCACCAACTCTTTCCATGATTGTTGTGCCAGATTCCAATACGGCATTCAACAAAGCTTGTTTTTTTTCTGCTGCCGTTAATTGCTCAACAGTTTTTCCTATACTTCTTGCATATTGTTCGTTTGCATCTCCTATCTTGATTGTCAAACCAAGATTATCTAAAATCATCGGGCTTGAACGGCCAATTCCTGTGACAATCGAATCAAACATATATTGGACTGATTCGCCTGTAGCCGTAGCAGAGGCCCTGGCGATCTGCATCAATTCATCGATTTTGTCGATGGGTAAATCAAATAGGGCTGCCCGGCTTGCACTTTTCAGAAGATCCAGTTTGCTGATCGTTCCACCAGCCATTGCGCCTAGTTGACTTATCACACTTTCCGCATCTTCGCCGACGCTTTCCGCCATCGAATGGAATGCTCTTTGAATCTGATTGATTTCCGCTGCATATTTCGCGGCATCTAAAGCTTTCTTTGCGATTTGTTCTACAGTTTTGTAGGCAGCATAAGCAGCACCCAGACCGGTCACGAGCTTTTTCAACCCAGTGATGCTATTTCTCGTTTCTGTAATGATGTCGATATAAACTTGGTCTCTAGTTGCCATTAGATTTCTTGCTTTCTTCCCATTTGCCAAATTCGCTTTCCAGCGTTTCGATAATATCGATGACGATTGCCGACTGATCCAACCAGCCGCCAGCTCGAGGGAATCCCATTTGTCTGAATCGTTTCCAGATTAGAAACTTTTCGATTTCTGGCTTGATGAAACGTTCCGGACATTCGGTTGTATAGTTCCCTTCCTCGATTTGCCAACTGGGTTTGCTGAAACAATCTTTATCGGTGCATGTAGAACAGTCATATCTGTTCTTTTGCTGAATAGCCCAGAAGGCAATTACGAGTTTTTTAGGTCGGGCCTCTTGTTGAGAACAATAACCTCTTTGCCGATATCCAGAACTAACTCGTCAAGACCGACGCCGCGGGAATCTAGAAATTCTTCTGCTGTCTTGATTTGCTTTCCCGCGACCGATAGATTTTCGATTGTCTTGATTGCGCATCGACAAGCATAGATGAGATACTCTTCTTCCTTGCCGTTAAAAATCTTTTCGAGCAATACCGCCCGCTGACCCGCGGTCAATGGCTGAAGAAAGATTTTAACTGGCTCTGATTCCTTCTTGTTATTGTTCCAATCCGGGATATACTCTTTGCCCTCGAGAAGTGCTACATCCATATCCTAACTCTTAGGCATATGCACAAGCACCGTTACCGCGAAGGGTAACGCTCAGCTTATCCGTGGATCCAACCGCCTTTGTCACGGTTGCATTGGTGATGATGGCCGATCCTCCGAAATAGTGACTCGCTGCATCCTCATAGAGAACAACAGAAGTCAGCAGACAGCTATCGCCGCCGGCAATGAAATCTGTGCGTAATGCAGCTTGCGCCGTATCATCCGGATCGTAATGCATCTCAAGCGATGCTTCCCATTCACCGCCGAGCACGGTTCCTGCTCGCCAGCTTTGTCCGATTGGATGAGTGTCTTCGACATTGTGAGTGATCGAAACCGTACCGGAAATCAAACCGGCCGCAATACTCGTGCCTTCGATTTCAACCTTGCCGACTTTAAACGTTGATATTGCCATGTGCTTTTATCCTCCGTTAGCACTTGAGTACACATATTGAATGGTAAACTCTTGATCCCAAACACTGTAATTCGGGATCTGCCCTTTATCCGTTGTGATTCGCCCGGGCTCGATCCATTCAATCAGGGCCGCGAGTGAAGTATTATTCAGCAAACTTTTTTCGACATCCCGCATGAGATCCGTTCTTGCCTGACGAGTGCTATCATTCAAATCCCAAACGACACAGGTAACGATAACCGTGAGCTCAGATTCCATATCATCAGTACCGCTGCCAATCGTCCGGGATCGCCGTACCTCGTCTGCATCGATCGGAAAACATGCAGGCATCTTGCTGATATCGATTTTCGAGATGCTTTTCGGAAGGCTTTCACTGACATGCGCTACCGTGGATACAAAGTCATCGCCGGCGTCAATCGCGTTGAGCGCAGCGATTACAGCATCCATGATTGTTTTACGCACACTATCAGCCATGTTTGTACGCCTTCATAAAACCATCGAGAATCAGTTCCATGATTCGAGGTTTTTTCTCTTCGACAGAAGGACGCAAGAACGGACGTTCCGGCATCTTGTGACCTCGCACAGTCAATCCTTTCTCGTGGACTTTGCCATAGATGACGTTTGTGCCGACTTGAGCGATAACCCGATCTTTCGATACCTGAACTCGTTCGTTAATCGAGCGCCGTAGCCGGCCGCTCTGCACTGCTAAGGTGGCCCCGGTCAGATCACCTACACCGCGGGGCATTTTCGGTCCTGATAGATGCTTGCTCTGTGCCTCTTTGGTGACGAGCTTTGCGCCTTTCAGAAGCACCTCTTTGAGCTTTTGCGGGGCGATTCTCATCCAGCGCTGAACTTTATCTTGTAATTGTTCCATCGACATGCGCATCAGATTGCTACCTTTCTCGAATACTTTGCGATAGCTCGTTTGGCACTTTCAGGCATATCATCGATATAGGTCTCGGTGCCGGCATCGCTGGAGACAGATTTCAAACCTACGCGATGGCTCTTGAGGAATTTCTCGTATAGATAACTTGCATGTTCGATAGCGGCCATCCTTAGATCCGATGGAATCGTTGTATATCCACCGTCATAAACAACCTTGATGACTTTGGATCCCACATCAAGACCGGTGCCTGTGACAACGATATACCCGCCCTTCTCATATACCTGATAATCAGTTGTAGCAATGAGGGTAGATGAGCCGAAAGATCGAGCACTATCACTGTGTAGCGTAGTAACTGAAGTAACAGGCCGATGTTTCAGCACAATCAAATTCGAACCGTCGCCATCATGATACTCAGTAATAGATTGTGATTTCAGAAATCGTGTTGTTCCTTCTTTGAGCGTCCAGGATGCACCATTGATAAATTCTTCCAGCTGTGTATCCCATGTGCTCGTTGCCGCTGAGATACCAATGAATAGTTTGAGCTCGAGAAGTGAGCAAAGATTATTCGTTGTATCCAGAACGCTCGCCATCTACATCCTTCTTGTTGATATTCGAGGTCCGCACCATCTTGTCCTGCGGGCTGGCATTCGCCTGTCGCTTTTTGTATTTTTCCAGCATCTTAGCGATCTCGGGCCATTTCCCGACATTCACTACCGAGCCCACGGAAAAGGTGACAGGTGAGCCATCCTTGTTTTTGGTTTTGACCTCAAAAGGCAATTTCACGAACATGATTCCCTCCGAAAGAGGGGAAGGCCGAAGCCCTCCCCTTCGTTTACTTGTTGATGTAGTCTACGGTGAGCCAGTGAACGGCTTCGGAACCAGTGGCTTTAAAGGCATTGTACAACATTATAGGAGATCCCTTTTCTGTACCGTAAAAAACACCGCCGTCCAGTTCTTTTGAACTCATCTCGCTTGCAGTGGTTCCCTTATACGGTATCTGTCCGCTATCACCATGAACACCGAGATCATATACTGTTTGACCTGCAGCAGTTGATCCACCGAGAACGGTACAAAGCGTGATGACGCTCAAGCCCGTTACGGCGCCGACTTCTGAGAAGTGATAATCACCATCATCCTGAATCACACAGACGTAATCGCCGGCGGCCAGGCTGTTCCCGGAAGGACCGGGTTCGCCCGTCAGGTTCAAGGTGCTCAACGTAGTGGCAACATCAGCGGCCAACGTTGTTTTCCCGAGTGATTGCATGAAGGTAAAGGCCTCTATTGTTCCACCCATCATAAAGCCGAACGCCCGGATAGCGATTCGTTTCCCCGATCTCCCGGGGATCTCGACGATGAGAACCGATGCACTGGTTGTGCACGTTTCGTAGCCGTAAGAAGCTACACTTTCAAGATATACGTTTGCGCCCATATTCTAACTCCTTGACGCCCGATATTTCAGGGCGGCTAATATTTCAAGCCATCAATTAGCTTGCGGCAGTTTTGAGGATAGCCAGAGTTGTAGGCATCCAAGTGACCATTGCCTGGCGTACACGTACGCGCAGGTAAATCTGGTCATACATGGCTGCTCCCATTGTTTGATCGAAAACTTTAAACTCGAATCCCACGCGATTGCCTGCTACGATATAGCGGGGATTCCCGAATAGCACGAACTCATCCGATGTGGTGCTTTCGCTGGCCGGGGGCATTCCATCGCTTATCACGAATGGATAGCCTCGGATCGTGGCAGGAGCTGCATTCGTAGCATCCTGGAAGATGTACCGGCCCTGAGCATCTTTTTCCTGCCGGACATAATCGAATACTGTGGTGTGAAAAAAGAACCGAGCGCCTTGGCGTTTGGTCTTTGTGGTAAGCTCTGCGATCAGATTGTCCAGATAATTGATGCTGATATCGCTATAGGATGTATCGCCTTCATCCATCGTCAGAATATTGACACCAGAATCGTGAAGTGCTCCATAGGTGCTGTCATCCAGAGCTAGATCGTCAAATTTGGCTCCCCATGCTTCGCCAGCCATAGTTTTAACCAGCTCACCAATTCCAATCAGCGAGTCTTCGTCCATCTCTTCAGATATCGCGAGGTAAAGAGCATAAGTATTTGCCGTAAGTGTCGCTCTATCAAAAGTGAGTGTGTCTTCGGTTTTTTTTCCGGGTTGCTGATCTGTAACTTTTGTAAAAGTTAGTGCATCCGTTGTTCTTGGTAAATATCTCGTGATTCCACGCATAGGCATGGGGGTGACAAGACCCATCATCGCGGATGCATCGGCGGCAATTCTGCCAAGTTCTGCACCATATTCAACGGGTACCAGATACGAACCGTAATAAGTAGCAGCATCATCACTAGCAAGCGGATTATCAGTATAGACAGGACTGGATTTTACAAATTTCCCATCTACTGGGATTTTTATAATCTCATCTGGATTTTCAACTTCTCTCACTGGCTGACCGCCAGCTTTAAGAAGTTCCGCTGCGGCACTCGGTGATTGGCCCTTCCGAGCACGAATCATGTTGTTGACGAAATTTCCAAGCCCATAGGATTTCGCGATCGGTGTATCCTGTTCTTTCCAGGTTCCTTTGGCCTTGAAAGCGATCTCAAGCGTCTTGATTTTCTCGATGAGTTGCTCGCTGGTTGTCTTGAGTTCTTCCTGCTGGGTTCGCAGGGCAACGACAGCCTCCGGCTCCTCTTCGCTCTTCTTTGCCGCTTCCTCGACCTTCAAGGAGGTTGCATCAACCTTGTCCTTGAGTTCCCCCAGGAGCTTTCCAAGCTCTTCGGGGGTTTCGATTTTTATTGTATCTCCCATAAAGAGACCTCCCAGTTTTAATTTTGTTTTGCCCCGCCTTTCAGCAGATGTTTAATACCACTGGTTTCGTGGTGGTCCTGCTTTAATAGCGAGTCAATATATGATGGTTTTTTTAATGCTCTGATATTTCTTTCAATCTCCTCCGTTTTGGCGAATAGCTTATCGAGAGATTGCTTGATGTCTTTTCCTGTTTCCGGATCTGCGCTACGTGATACCGTGGCATTCACATTGGCAGGGATATTGACGATCGAGAATTCGTAAAGCTCTTGTTTTCGATGAATGAGAAACTCGGTTACTTTTGGATCATCGATGATTTCTATTTTTTGAGAGAGAAATCCGACAGATCCTGCTCTGATAATTCCTTCTCGAATCTTTGCCTCGATCATAGCTGCAAAAGGATCCACTTCTTTTGAGCTGAATCGGACTTTTCCGACAAGCTGTTCATCTTTCACCCGGGGAGATTCTATCTTGCCGATCGCCGGCCGCATGAAATCGTGAGACCAAAGCACAACAGGATTTTTCTTGAAGTTCTTCAAATCCCATCCAGCAGGATCAATTCGCTCAAGATCCCGGTCAACGGAGAAATCCGACATTACCCAGGAAATCGAATTGTCATCGGCAACCTTGAACATCGCATCTTGAAAAACAACGATATCTTTTTGTACGTTGCCCTCTTCATCGATATTCTGCCGAAACCATTCCAGAAGATCGACTTCTGCCATCTGTTGATATTCAAGCTCGCCGGTATCGGATTTAATCATCAGTTGCATGACAGAACTCTCTTTCTTTGCCGCTTCAAACTTGCCTTCTCGCTTTTTACAGTGTGATCTGGCAGCTGCCTCTTCCCATGTCTTTGTAGGATAGCGAAGCGCTTGGATTTCTGATTTGTTGTCCTTGATTCCGTAGATTACATCGATGCATTTGTTGTCATGCTTCTGCTCGCAGTTTTTTCGATTGAATCGATCGTATTTCTTAGGATCATTTAATCGACATGCATGCTCATTCGGATAGGGCATATCAATCCTCCTCCGGTAGCGTAATGCATCGGCAATTGCCACAAACTATATTTTCTGCTATAATCCAGCCACCTATTGTCTGGAGATCATAAACATGCCCGCACCACGGATCATCCTTAACCTCAATTACCTTATCGAATGCTATCAATCCGGCACCAGTCTCAAACTGGTTGAGAAAACAAGCTCTCAGCAAGCATCGAATTATCGGCTTCGGCGAAAATGAGCTTGCCATGATTCTTCAACGAATCTACGGATTCGTCATAGAGCAACAATATCCTTTCGGGAAATACAATATCGATATAGCCATACCCGAATTGTCCATCGCCGTGGAAGTTGTTCTCAGCAACCATAGAACGACTATGACATTGCATAGAGTTGAATACATCCTCAATTCGGGCTGGAATCTCTGCATTGTGTATTCCAGTAATGCCAAGAGAATCTTGACTCTTCCCTGTATAGCAAAGCAAATCCATTCCTTCGCAGATTTCATCTGCAGGCATCCATCCGCGAGAGGTCATTATCGGGTGATTGGGCGTGACGGTAAGATTGTTTCCCCGAGATGTTTTGATCATCTTGATCGGGCCGGCATATTTCAATCTTGAACCACAAGTTATTTGTCCTTGCATGAGAGTATCGGGAATAAAACAATTTATGACATTTTCCGGCTCGCCTTCCGGATCGTTCGGATAGCGAAGCCCGTTTGAAAATTGCTCTCCAATCTTCACGATTTCACCATCGATCATATGCAGATCGCGGACACTTCCATCTCGCGCCGAAAGCCATGAATGTTTTCCGAATCCGACAGAAGTAAATCCTTCGATCCGGCTATCGTTGATGACACCGCCGAGCTCAGTGCGAGCGATGGTATCGGAGCGGTTCTGCGCGATATTGTATTTATCTCGGATGGCGCTGGAGAGCTCGCTTTCCGTCCAGCCGCCCTCAATACCATCCTTGATTGTGTCTTTCATCTGATCGCGGATGGTATCTGTGACACCGGATACTTTATCTAATCGATTATTCAGCTTTTCAATGGCACCGGTATCATAAATGGTGAAACTCTCAGCGGCTTCCATTCCCAGATCGCTGAATAGTTTCAGGAGATCGTCCCCTGTCAGCTCCAATCCGAGAATGAAATATTTCTGTGACGTCTCTCGAATAATCGATGCCTGCTCCGCCCAGTAATGATCATCAAGCAGCTCATCCTCAAGATCTTTCCATGGAAGATCTGCTTTTACAGTAATGCTCTTCAGGTGTTCGGCGATAATGGCAAGATGGCGGGACCGCTGGTTGTAAAACCACTGGCGGATTTCTTTCTTGTAGTCTTTTTCGACATCGGTTTCCGCCCGCGCCATCTTCCACCAGTGATTCGTTCTGTAGATCTCGGTGTATACTTTTTGTGTTTTGCTGATAGGCCTTTCGAAAAGCTCACAGAGAACTTTCACTTTTGTAGGTTCGATTTGTTTTGGAGGAGGAGTTACATTGCGCATGTCTGATTGCGATTCTTGAACATCGGTCAAAGAAAACTGTTTCCACCAGCTATCGCCCCAAGAAACGGGCAACTCAAATCCGAGGCGGTCCCGGGCTTCATTGATCGTCATAAAACCTCTGCCGATTGCTTCTCCATAACGTTTATATTTTTCATCCTCATCTTCTTGCAGCTCGGGAATATCATCCAAACTGAATTGAGGGATCAGTTCTTTTGTTTTCAGTCGGTTAAAGAAATCGGTTTTCAGCTTATCCTCGAAGAACTTTAGCTCTGGAATCAGGGAAAGCGTCCAGAAGGCTTTCATCTCTTCCTGGCGGTCTTTTCCCGATAGCGGCGTCGTTTTGTCCTTTACGCCCACCACGCCCGGGAATACACCGTATTTCGCAAAGACCGCCGACCGGTTCCAGTTCTTCATTTCGCTGAATTCCATGTCTTGGGCAGTCAAGGCGATAGCTTGGTATTCCACACCATGACCAAGAACCGCGATTGTGTGTGCTCGATCCGCTCCCTGATGTTCTTTTTTCCATTGCAATTTGATACGTTTAGCTTCTTCCGGCTCAATAGCCTCTTTTGCGCTCAATAATCCATCCGGTACCGAACCATGCCGCAGAATATTAAGATTCGATTTCGCAGCCAAATAATCTTGATTGACCTCATAGGCCAGAGGATAGGCAGGCGATACACCGCGAAACATATCCCAAGGATTCCAGAGTTTCCAATGAATCAGCTCATCCGGCAGAAAGGGAATCTCTTGATGATCGGATTTGTATTTCCACATGGTGATTTTTCGTTTGCTGGGATCAAGCACATGTTTGAAATTTCTCGGGTCCAGAGGATATATTTCTGTGGGGATCCCCATTGTATAGTCATCGTTGTAAATCCAGATACATTCTCCGCGAGCCCAGAGAAACGATTCGGTCGCTTCCCAGAGCTGAAATCTGCTCATGCCCGGATTCACGTTTGTGAAAAGATCATAGATCGGCCCACTTTCAAGCGGTTTATCGCCTGAGAGAATCTGGAATTTCGCCCGGGCTATATTCTTCGCCCTGGCCGAAACGCAGATATTCACCCAGGCGTGATTTTTCATCACATCACCGATATTGACATGAGTTGCCGCGTCTTCATCGTGAGCCATCTTGAGAAAATTGACCCACCAGTTGACATCACCCTTTTTAATGAGACTTCGTATTGTTTTGCCGGCCCAGGCTTTCAATCCGTCAAACAAGGATGAATCCTCCATGCGCAAAGCATAGACATAGAGCATCCCCGCGGTCCGGCGAAGAAATCCCTCGTTTCTTCATATCCTCTTTACGCTCGAGCTTGATTCTGCCGTCAGGTTGCAGTTTATATTTTCTCGTTGACAGCTGTGCCGCGAGCTCTTCATCATGTGGTAACTGAATTGTAGCGAGTGCTTCTTTGACATCGCCCCACATCTGAGCTCCACGATCTGCATATTCGGGTTTGAGCGATGTACCGCCGAAATTAACAGGAATCACGGAAATATTGAGCTCGTTCTCGAGTTCCTGTAATTGGTCGGTTACTCCGCCGCCGATACCGGTATCATCAACTTTGATTTTGATTCTTTTCGTGTACTCTGTTTTCCGGATCTTTCTTATCAATTTGGAGGTTTCGCCCGTGAGTCGAACCGTGTTGATACCGTGAAAAGAGATAAAAGGCTGGACTTGCAATCCTCGACGCCAACAGAGTACGCTTTTATCATCTCCATAGCGGGCCGGATCGATACCAATCTCAATATCTCCCTCTGCCTTCACCTTCCGTTTCATGGCCGCTTCCACGGTATCCAGACGGATAAAAGCATCGGATGTGCCTTTCGGGAATTGTCCTAAGACACGGACTCGATAGACATCTGATTCCCGGCCGAATAGATTTGCAAGGCGGTTGCAATATTCCTCCGATACGAGAGAAGAGTTTTCAGAAGAGAAAGTGAACGTTTGATAGAATGCTCGATCACGGTGAAATGCGTTGAAAAATGTGCCGGCCAGCTGTGTAGGATTACCGACCATCAAAAGCTGTGCATTTTCGTTCGTCATAGCGCCTTCAACGACTTCCATAATCTCTTGTGGGATCCCGGGGGCTTCATCGATTACGAATAGCAACTCATCGGCATGAAATCCTTGTAGATTCTCAGGACGATTACAGGACCGCGGTACGGCAAACCAGCTTTCCTCATAACCTTTCATGCAAAGCCTAGTTTTGGTCCAGATAAAATCATTTCTCAGCGAGCTTTTCCATAACCATTTAGCTACTTCAGGCCAGAGAACATCATCAAGCTGATGTGCGGTAGGCGCGGTACAAGGAACGCGGGAAAAGGGACGTGTAGACAAAAACCAAAGAATAGCCCAGGCTTCGGCTGCCGTTTTGCCAATACCATGGCCGGATTTTACAGCGATTGGTTTCTGGTTTATCAGGGCATCAAGAAAATTCGCTTGCTCTGGTTCTGGTTCGGCATGTAATATATCCTGGACAAAACCAACGGGATGATCGTAATAATAATCGATGGCCTCGATGAGTCCGTTAATTGGTTCCGCTATCGCCGTGCTCATCTTTACCAACTAATCGCAGTTTGCGATTTTCATAATTTTGTATAATTGCCTCAGTAAAAGTAATCGTTCCCTGATGCTCCAATATCTGTTTTCTCAATCCGTGAAGATCAGTGAGCAATTCCAGGGCTCGCATCCGGGTTCCGTTATCTGTAAAATCACCAAGTTCTTGATCTTGATAAAATTTCGTATATTTCGCCTCGAGCAATTCCTCCAGCTTGCTCAGAATCCGCTCATATCCGAGTCCGACTTCATTCAGCAAGCGATTCCAGTCATATTTTGCTTTTATCCGCTTCATGAGCTTGCAAGCGGCGACTTCGGGTTTTTTTAGTTGTTTGAGGGGAAAGGCAAGAGCGTAGGCATCGATCTGTTTGCCTGTTTTTAGATAAGCAAAAAAGAATCGGCGCTCTCCGGTTGTAAGACGATCGGTCTCTTTAATACCATACCTCCCGAATACCAAAAAAGGCGGGAAACCGATCAGCATACGTATACACTGATCGGTTCCTCGCCTCCGTTATTCGGTCAGCGAATAACCGTGTTGTATTATATATAATACACTTTTTTATTTTTTGTCAAGTATTATTTTTCAATCTCTTCATCTTCCCATTTGAAAGATTCATCATCAACGACTGATTGTATAACTGAGCCAATTGAATATCCAAACTTATTTCGACAACGTAGAGCAAAATCTTTTCGTGTTCGGTCGGCGACTTGATGAACAAAATCTATTAATGTCCAATCAATATTATTTTGATTAATTACATATTCTTCTACTATTTTTTCTGCTTTGGTCATATTGTTATATTCTTTTGTATTATATTTTCTTGTCAAGTGGTTTTTCTGTTTCTCTTTTAACCTTTTCCACCCATTCGATTTTATCCTTCCGGATATGAAAGATCAGACCGGCATCACCATATCCGGTTGTCAAAAGGATTTCATTGATTGCCTGCTCGAGCCAATCGATATGCCGCTGAAAAGACATCGTAGCCATGATTATTTATCCTTTTCAACAGACGATGCTTCAGACTGGGCTATCTTCTCTTTCTCTTCGATCCAATCCTCATTTGATTGCGATATTTTATCGTCAGGCACAGTCGGCTTTTTCTTCAGTTTGCTAAAATCAATCCCTTCCGTTAATTCTTCAAGATATTCATACATTTCATCATAATCAATTCCCGCTCCAGCTTGATTGGCAATATTAACCATATCTCGAAGATCCTCCCGCCAATCTCCCATTCCCATAAACTTATGACCAACACGACATTTTAAAAGAAACATACCTTTGGTTGCCAGGAACCGAAGAGCGCCGCGGCGGATGTTTTCAGAAGTACGATAATATTTTTTGAATCCCATTCCTTGACTTTCCATAACATCCTCAAAACGTACATGGGGCATCTGCTGCTCTGTTATAATGCCGTATTTCTCTTTGACTTCACAATAAAATATCTGAGGGGCATCAAGCGCAATAACCCGGAATACCTGATCCCGGTAAAATACATGAAGCGCATGGGATAATATTCCATTCTCTGTTTCTATGAGAAACTTTTGCTGAGTTGAAAGTGGAGCTGGAGGAGAGGATATCCATTTCTTGCCTTTTGGTTTTCGCCACGGTGTGAAACGACTAATTCCACCAGGAAATCCGAAATCTGTACCGACAAGAAAGATCGGGCTATATCCAATAGCGGTTGCGTGGGATATTGTCATTGCGGGATTGCAACCGAAGGGAAAGCTTATTGTTGTGATATATTTTCCGAATACACGCGGCTGTATCTTGCTGTAGAAATCATAATACGGTTCCATAATCCGGTAATAGTATTTCTGGCCTTTCCAGAAATCAATAAATCGTGGATGTACACCCGGATTGATAATCCAGGAAGTTTTTTTATAATCCCACGGTGCCTGCAACTCCTCCGGAGTGACTCGACAGTCGGCTACATCGACATATTCCGGATGTCGGCCATAATAAATCAGAGTGCTGGCCTGCGAGCTGTTGCAGAATATTGCGCCTTTCCAATCTTTGAGATAGGGAAGTGCGCCGTCAAGCGTCGGACCGGATCCGAGGAGGATGGCCGGTCCTTTCGGTTTTCCATCATCCAGGACGGTCAAATCTTTAGCTTTGCCGCGATACCAGAACTTTGCCTCCCAATGGAGCCGGATTTGTCGCAGGATCGAGTTAATCAAGGTGCTGAATGTCCAATATTCCGGATGAAAATCACACCAGATATCTTTGTGGTTGAAATATGAGTAAATCATCTCAAGCGTGACCACTCCACGCTCGGTTGCCTCATTGAATTGTCCCGGATCGTATCGCCAATCACTTTCCTTCACATAATTGCTCATAGATTGCCTCCCATTCGGCTAATAGATATCGCTCGAAGAAAAACTGACATAGATCGAAATCCGCTTGATAATCGATTTCATGGGCCTGCCACCAATCGGCGAGAAGATAGTAATGCAGCTCGGAATCTAGAGGATGGGCTGTTTCCTGCCATGTCGTAGGATCATCCCAGTCAAAATCTGGTTGATCGTAATTTCTTGCAGGAACAATATTAAATCCTCCGATTTCATATAAATAAGAATCTGTTTTATCCCGGATTATTTCCCGGCAGGTATGATAATCAACTTTTTTATATATAAATGCATCTTTGATTGCTATATGATAACCGTGCGCTTTTCCTGTTTCTTCAAAAGCATCAACCAAACGATCTAAATCTCCCGGTTTGCGAAGCGGAGAACTAGGAAACAACTGAATAAATGCATCGACATGACGTTTGCTCATAATTTTTTTGGACATTATACCCAAAGGAACTCCGCCGTTTGTTAAGTCATGGGATTCCCGGGGATCGTCCCGCATCATTATCTTTGCTCCATAATCCCGAGAGATCTTGGCGATTTTGTCGCTATCTGTCGAAACATAGATCTCATCGATTCTTTTACAGGCCCGGGCCTGGATAATAGTCCAAGCAATAAGCGGGTGGTCGCAGAAATCCTTAATATTTTTTTCAGGAAGGCGTTTGCTACCGCCCCGGGCGATGATTGTTGCGATGACTGTCATAGTTCCCCTCCCAGGTTTACTATTAATTATTCTTCTTGTAAAATTTCATAAATAGCTTGATGATGGGGGCAAGTAAATCCTTGCCCCCCTTCTTTGAAATCATCTGGATATTTAATTCTAATAAATTCCAATAATCCTTCACATGCAGTTTTTAAACGATTTACATCTTCGGAAAGGTAAAACGTATCTTTCCAACGTCCCTGCATTCTTTTAATAATTCCTGTTCCATCTGTAGCATCAACTTTTTCTGCCATCAATGACCATTCTTTCATTTCTTCCCCTCCCGGGTTTACTATTATTTATGTTATAAGATTACCAATTAAAGAGCCTCCAAGAATCGCAATAATCCCAGGCCAACATTTTCCCATTGAAATTCCAATTACTATTCCTGTTGCCCCTATACAAAATACAAGTAAAAAGGCAAATATCATCCATGTTGTTCTGTTTATTTTATATTTTTTAATCATTCTTTTATTCCTTCTCCAACAAATTGTTGTTGGAACGTCTTTCGAAAAATCAGAAATATAAAAATCACCGGCAAAAATAATAATACGCTTCCAGCAAGCTGAAGCCCTATCACTCGCTGTACATTTATCCATCCATGTGTCGAGGCATACGTTTTCAGATAGTACATGATGCCAAGAGGCAATGTGAAAAGCCGTTTCTCATGCAAAACGAGCATCGGCCAGAAAAACTCTTGGAATGCGAGTATGTAACTGGTAATAGCGATATAGCCGAGAATCGGTTTACACTGAGGCAGAACAATCTTGAATAAAATCCACAGCTCATCGGCTCCATCAATCCGTGCACTATCGATGATTGTTCGAGGGATTTTATCAAAATAGTTTTTTATAAGCACAACGCCCACAGGATTAAATGCACTGATACAGATAATCGCCAACCAGGTATTGATCAGATGCAAATGCCGCATCAATACAAACCGAGAAACGATGATTGATTGCCAGGGAACAATAATACTTGCGATGAATATCCAATAGATCAATCGTTTTCCAATAAATCTATACATTGCAAAGGCATAGCTGGCCGTGACCAGGCAAAATAGTTGTAACGAAAGCAAAAAGGTGTTGATAATCAGAGTATTGAATGTCCACCTGAATGTCTGGGTTCCTTTAATGAGCTCGGTAAAATTAGATAATGTGACATTCCGGGGGATCCAATTCGGCGGGATTTTCAGGATTCCAGCGGAAGGTTGGATACTTCCGGTAAACATCCAATAAAGCGGAAAAAATAAAAGCAGAATTAAACCGAAAATCAAATATTTCATTTCCATTTTTCCACTTTATTTTTTACAAACGCCAGACAAAGCACGATAGCAACGAGTATTATGCTTTTGGCGCTGGCTATTCCGTATTGAGATCGCATGAATCCCGTCTCGAAGATGTTATAGACAACCGTAGCCGTGGATCCTCCCGGCCCTCCTCCGGTTATCAGATAGATATGCTCGAAAATCTGAAATGTTCCGATGATCTGCAGCAACATCATAAAAAATACCCAGGGAGCTATGATAGGAATCATGATTCTTGTCTGTATTTGCCATTGGTTCGCCCCATCGATTCGCGCACTTTCAATGACTTCTTTCCGCACACTCGTCAACACGGATAAATAAAGAATGATATTGCCACCGATCCAAATATTCACCACGATGATGCTGATTACGGCGATCGCCGTTATTTGATGACCAAACCACATTACCGGCTCGATTCCCGCGATGCTCAATAGATAATTCGCTATTCCTTTGCGGTAATCGAAGATCCATTTCCAGACATTTGACATGACGATCGCGCTTGCCAGGACCGGGATATAAAAGGCAAATCGAACGAAATCCTGGAAAGCATAGGAATAGCGATAGGCGGCAAGTGCAATAAATAGTGGAATCAATGTTCCAAGCGGTATGGTAAACAGACAATACAACAGGCTATTGGTGATCGACTGAAGAAATGCAGGTTCTGTAAAAGCGTCAATATAGTTCTTGAATCCGACAAACTCGCTGAAAATATAGTTCGTCTTGTAAAGGGATAAGACCCCCATCATGATGATAGGGGTCAGAGTAAACACTATGAAAAACGTTACTGCAGGAAGCAGAAACAGATACGCTCTATTGATTTTCACTGAGAATCGTGTTCAGCGTTTCTGCATATGCCTGTAGTGCTTCCGCTGGCGTAGCCTTGCTGGTAAATAGCTTCTGCAGCTGCGGGAACATCGTCCCCCGGATCTCATCATAGCATCCGAGGTTTCCACCTACATCAAGAGCTCCATTCGCCACCAATAAGGCTTTCGTGTCTTTCCACCAGGCCTGATCGACATCTTTGACCGATTTCCGTGTAGGAAACTTGAAATTCTCAGTAGCTTCCCATGTCTGGGTTGCTGTATTCGTAAAATACCAGACCAGGCGGGCAGCCGCGGCTTTCTCCTCTTCCGTGCCTACGTCAAAAGCGACACTGAGCTCATAGCTGGTAACAAGCGGTGTTTTTTCAATCCCCGGTCCTTTCGGATAGGGATAAAGCGCCGATTGATACGGTTCCTCAATGATTCCGGCATCGATAAGGCTCTGTTGGTATTCCGGGTTGTTGTAATCGGCCGCCCGGTTGCCCATGACCGCGAGTCTGCCGGCAGTCTGGTATTCGATCGCGTGATCGTCATTCATGACCGCGGCATCGTAGGGAATATAGCCTTTATCCTGTAGCGATTTCCAAAACTCGAATACCTGCAGCCCTTCTGCAGAATCGATAATGGTTTTCGAAGAATCGCCTGTCTCAAATAATCGCGCTCCGAATGTAGCCAACCAGCCCATATACATCCAATCGCCGGACCGGTTCTCGGCGAACATCAGCGTTGCATAGGTATCAGGAATCGCCGCGGCCTTGGTTTTCTCGGCGCATTTCAGAAACTCTTCGAGCGTCCAGTCCTCGGCGGAAGGCGGTTTATAGCCTGCTTTCTCCATTACGCTCAGATTAAGCATCTGACCGACAATCAGCGAGGCATTCGGGAGAGTATAAATCTTTCCGTCCTTCCAGAAAGGATCGAGCACGCCGGGCCTGTAATCATCGAGATCATCGATGTACTGCGACAGATCCAGAGCCCAGATCGCCTGATTCTCTTGTGTTTTGGGTATCGCGTATTTTCCGGCTCGAGACATGTAATCATAATAGAAATGCACGGGCAGCCCGGAAGCGATTCGGGCATCCATGCCGATTGTAGAGGCATCGGCAATGTTTATCGGCACCCATTCGAGCTTGAGCTGCGGATTTTCAGCGAGAAAGGGCTGGATAGCATAATCGTGGTTTTCGATGTCATAGGACAATGCTACAAATAGCGTGCTTCCTTCTGTTTCCTGCTGTCCGGCCGCAAACGATATGCTGCACATGATGAGCAGCACCATAAATACCATGAGTATCCTTTTCATACTCACCTCCCAGTTTTATTTTTTCCTCTCAACACGGAGATTCTGCCACGAACAGATTAACGGTCATCTCCTGCAAGGCTTTGATTGCATGGTCAACCCATGTATCGATTTCCTTATCAGACAATGGAACATCCTTGCGATATCTATAACCCCCCGTAGCCCGGATTCCTAGAACGGCAAGCGCCAGCTCTTCCAGCTTCTTATTGATTCGCTTCTCGAGTCTCATTCTTCTCTTTCGGCGGCCGTCCCGCCTTGCCCTTCCACTGGCCGCACCAATGGTCTTTCCGAGTCCGGACAACAAGTGGGTTCAAATGACATCCGCCCATCTTCGATGAATAGTGTTCTGGCACCCACAGACTGCATGTTTCACATGATTTCATAATCGTTCCTCCAGTTTATCTCGTACGTCCTCAACGCTTGTCGCCAAGAATATGAGTCCGCCCTTCGCCGCTATCTGATTGATCCGCTGCTGCTGCTCCTTGCTTGCCTTTCCTCCCGGCCGCTTCACTTCGATGCCGAGAAACCGCCCTCCCGGAAGACAGCCGATGATATCCGGCCATCCTGGAGAGCCAAGATTCATCCAGGTTCCGCCTACGTGCACCGTACCGGATTGATTGCGTGTTGCGAGGATGCCACGATACTGCAGATAGGTGAGGATCTGTGCCTGGATCTCGGTTTCGGTCATCGCTCCTCCAAATACCGCAGCTGAAATGGCTCTGTAATTCCATGACCGCAACAGGCTGACTTAATTCCTTTTATTTCTCCAAGACATGCATCATGGCCATTTACAGGATATTTGCCACATCTTTTGCATGGACGGCTATCATCAAATGTTTGCATCGTATCGGCATAAAACCATTTCCCATCATGGTAAACA